CAGGCACTTTGGGAAAACTCAAGATGCCAGCCCCTGCGAAGTATCACACCTATCACAACGACTTCGATACTTATCTCGCGTCTGATTGGACGATCACCACCACAGAGGGCGGTTCTGGCAATGCTTCAGAGGCTCTTGGGGATGGTGATGGCGGTCTTCTGGTTTTAACCAACGACGATGCAGATAACGACAACGACTTCTTGCAGTTAGTCAAAGAGGGATTCAAATACGAAACCGGCAAGCAACTGGCGTTCAACGCAAGGTTTAAGACCTCAGACGCAGATGCGAGTGATGTGGTTATGGGTCTGCAACTGACAGACACTTCACCCTTGAACGTCACGGACGGCATCTTTTTTCTGTTGACTGACGGCAGCACAACCTTGCAGTTCATCGTAGAAAAAGACAGCACTCAAAGCACGTTGGACTTACCAACCGCAATGGCTGATGACACTTTCATGACTGTTGGTTTTGTCTATGATCCCAGAGATCAACTGTTTCACGTTTTCCAAAATAATGCAGAGGTCGGCACTGTGGTCTCGACAAACGCACCAGATGACGAAGAGCTGACTGTAAGCTTTGGTATTCAGAATGGAGCAGCCGCTGCTAAAGTGATGACCATCGATTACGTCACCGCAATGAAAGAGCGTACTGCTTCGACAGAACTCTAAGGAGGCAACATGGCTGACACAGTTGCAAGTCAAACGATTCAGGACGGTCAAAGAACGGCTGTCCTGAGATTCACTAATGTCAGCGATGGCACTGGTGAAAGCAACGTGGTTAAGGTTGACGTTTCGGCTTTATCCAAGGATGACAAAGGGCGGTCTTGTAGTGAGGTCCATATTCAACGTATCTACTGGGCTACCGTAGGAATGTCAGTGAAGTTGGATTTCGATGCCACAGCGAATGTATTAGCGATTGGATTACCGGCTGATAGTACCGGCGATGAGTATTATGATAACTTTACAGCAATCCCTAACAATGCCGGCAGTGGGAAAACTGGAGACATTCTCTTCAGCACCACGGGTCACAGTTCAGGGGATACATACATGGTTATCTTGGAACTGATCAAAAAGTATGGCTGATGGCTTCAAGCAAGGACGTTAAGAGAACCAAGGGAGGGAGAGTCACCTACAGGGGTGAGTCTTTCTCCGGGTTCAACAAACCAAAGCGAACTCCTAATGCAAAAAAGAAGTTTGCTGTTTTGGCTCGACAAGGTGATCAGGTCAAGCTGGTTCGCTTCGGAGATCCAAATATGAAGATTAAAAAGAACATACCAGAGCGAAGAGCCAGTTTCAGGGCTAGGCACAAGTGTGATACCGCTGCGGGCAAGGATAAGCTCACACCTCGCTATTGGTCATGTTCAAAATGGTGATGCAAGATGGCGCTATCTGATTTCGATCAATCTTATCTGGACTATGAATCAGCAGCCAGTCCTTACGCTGGGCTACAAGATTATTTGTTGAATAGGCCCGTTTTTGAAAGAGGGCCAGCGCCTGACACACAATTACAAAGACTAACCACTTCCTCTCCCACAAGTTATCAGGAGTCCACGGACAGATTGAACCGGCAGTTCAAAGATCTTCTCGAACAACAAGCGGCTACAGAGCAAGCACAAACGCAAGCAAGAGAAACCGCGATAACAGATCTCAGAGACACGCTCAGACAAGAGACAGCCGACTTAGGTTCATCTTTAGTGGCAGAGCGCTCTCAAGTGGTGAAAGCGCTTGAGGATCAACTAGACAATGTTAAATCGTCTTTAGCTGAAGAAACACAAGCGCTCAGAGATCAGGGTATTGAGGAAAGAAGTGACGCACAGCAGCAAAGACAACAGATTGTTGACACCCTTGAGCAGAATTTATCCCAAGCAAAAGATGAACTAAAACAATCACAAGATGCTCTCAGGCAAGAGCAAACCGCTGCGTTAGGTAGTCTGGAAGAAAGACAAGGCAGCATCATTGGTGATTTGCAGGGTAGGATTGGAGACCTTAACAGTAACCTCGATAACATATCCTCCACTTTGCGAGATGAGCAAAGTCAATTATCAGATGAACTTAGAGAGGCACAGCGCGGATCAGTAGATGCCATTCAACAAAATATAGATGGTTTACAGAGTCAGCTCGATTCCGTCTCACAATCTGTGGCTGAAGAAAACACCTCACAAACGAATTTACTGAGAGATGAGCGTGACCAGTTGGTTTCTGCTCTTGAGACTCAGATAGCCGACCTAAGCGGTCAGGTCGGCAATATTCCCGTTGATGAGATCCAAAACAGGATTAGTGAAATCAGCGCTAACGCACAATCTTTTCAAGACACTGCATCGACTGAGCGAAAACAACTATTCGATCAGTTAGAGGCAATTAAAGGCTCAACTGTCACCGAAGAGGACTTTCAAAAGCTTAAAGGAACTTTCGAACAAACTGGCGGTATGCTTCAAGACGCAATAACAGCAGCTACAGGTCAACGAGAAAGACTTCAAAGCGAAATTCAAGCCTTGCGCGAGTCGCAGCTAGACCCTGCAAACATCGAGGCACAAAGACAGGCTGCAATAACTGGAGCTATAGATCCGCTTCAGCAACAAATAGCGCAGATACAGCAGTCAATTCCTCAACAGGTAGACACCGAAGCTCTCAGAAAACAAATCACTGAAGAAGTGCTGGCTGGTTTGCCACAGCAACCAACAGGTAATGTACAAGCTCCGACTGTGCGTGTTGGACCCGGAGTTGGTGGCATGGACCCATATGGTCAGGGTGGGATTAGTACCCTACCAACTACTGAAGGGGCTGCGGAAATGGGGGCAACACCATTTTTTGACCCCGGCATAGGTAGCGAAATGGGGCAAGGTGTGACTGATCCTACTGGTGCAACGGTTGTGCCTACACAAACAAACGTACAAAGGAGGGCGGTCACAGGACAGCCAGAATTACCTCAAGCTAATCAAAGTTTGTTAGATAAATTCAACACCAGTCAAGCAGCATCAGATTTTGGATTGAGTGCCACTTTTGATCCTGCCACTGGTCAGTACGTCACAGATATAGGTGGGTTTGGGTTTACGGGAGACCAAAGGTATAAAAGACAAACTCCAGAAGAGTTCGCTGCACAGTTTGCTCCTAAAACCAAAAAGCCCCCGGCGCAACAACAAGCAGGAATAGCACCACCACCCCGATTTAAAAATATGCCTATAGGCAGGATAGGAATGAGATAATGTCTAAAAAAGATAACATCCCAGACAACGTGGCAAACCCATCGCTGTACCGCAAAGCAAAGGCGAAAGCTAAAAGAAAATTTTCAGTTTACCCTTCAGCGTATGCAAACGCCTACATGGTTTCTCAATATCGTAAAATGGGCGGCAAGTATAAAGGTGCGAAAAAAGCCGAAGGTGGATCTGTCGAATTTGACGCGAAGAAAAGTGACCTAGATAAAGACGGTAAAATAAGTAAATACGAAAGAGCGCGAGGTACAGCCATCGCTAAAAGCATGGCGAAAAAGATGCGAAACGGAGGCTCCGTAACGGTTCAATCCAGAGGCTGCGGGGCAATCATGCCAAACCGTCAGAAGAAAACTAGAGTCCCTAGAAGTTAATGAACAAGAAGCGCGATCCCAAGGTTGGCACAGGAAAAAAACCAAAAGGGTCTGGTCGTAGGCTGTACACCGATGAAAACCCGAAGGACACGGTTAGAATAAAGTTTTCAACGATGAAGGACGCTGACGCAACGGTAAGGAAGGTTAAACGGATAGACAAGCCATTTGCTCGTAAAATACAAATATTGACGGTAGGTGAGCAGAGAGCAAAGGTTATGGGCAAGACGGGTATTGCCAATATATTCAAGAAGGGCAAAGAGGCTATCAGGAGGCAACATGGCAAAGCCTAAAGGTGGTCTAACAGAGTGGTTCAAACAAGATTGGGTAGATATTGGCTCCCGAAAAAAAGGTGGTGGCTTTGCTAAATGTGGGAGATCCAAGTTAGAAAAAGACCGCAAAAGAAAATACCCGAAATGTGTTCCTGCCGCAAAAGCTGCTAGGATGAGCGATAAAGAAATTAAATCAGCGGTTCGTAGAAAACGAGCGAAAAAACAAGGGGTTGGTGGTAAACCAACAAACGTAAAAACTTTTGCAAAAGATGGAGGACCGATAATGAATGGAGGCATGGGTAATTTAGGTAAACCTAAAAGAATGAGAAAGGGGAACTTTACGAAAATGGCTGATCTCCCTCCTAAAGCGAGGAAAGAGATCATGGATGCTATTAAGAAAGAAACTGGCGCAATGATGACTCAAAAAGAGTTGGCTTCAATCGTTAAAAAAATTATGGGTCAGGCTGGGGCAACTGGCGCTACAACGTCTCAAGTTGGTGGTAAACCAACGAAGAAAAAAATCAGAATGAAAAACAAAGGCGGCACTGTTAAGAAAAAAGGACCGGGAATGAATAAAGGTGGGACCGTCAAAAAGAAGGGTCCGGGTATGAATAAAGGCGGGACCGTTAAGAAGCGTGGACCGGGAATGAACAAGGGTGGAACGGTCAAGAAGCGTGGGCCGGGGATGAATAAAGGCGGCACTGTGAAGAAGCGTGGACCCGGAATGAACAAGGGTGGCACAGTTAAAAAAGTGGCTCCCGGTATGCGTAAGGGTGGAACAGTCAAAAAACCATCGACGAAAAACTCTGGTTTATTTGGTAGGAGGTAGTGGCTTATCTACAATCCAACATTCCCTATTTCAAATGTTGGGTTCGCAAGGAATACACTCACAACCATGAGAAGTATCATGGCGAGTTCATTCACGCGATGGCTATCGCAGTTACCACTATGCCAACCAGATGCCTGAGCTTTCAGGTTATCTTTACGGGAGAGGAGTGTGAAGATGATGAGCCTAATGTCCACGGCGGCGCGATGTGGGCAAGGATGCCAATCACTGCTCTTGCGGGTGACTCCGATTATGAAGGCTGGCCTGACCCAATGCCGACATGGGCTTGTCAGCCTTGGGATTGTAGTTCTCATCATCATAGTGTTTATGTGTTGGACCGCGCAACCCCTTGTCCGTGGTTGGCAAAAATTGACGGAAATTTTTATCCTGCAAAGTATTACTTTACGGTCGATTATGCGGAAAATGAGATAGCCGACGATCCAGCGCAGCATAAGCAAAGTCATGTATTGCAGCTCCTCGATGCTGGAGATTGGACCGGAAACATGGTTGCTTTACCCAACAATAGAGTCAGAGTGACTCACCCAGCGTGGTTTTCTGTCGGTGAGGGAGCACCAGATTTCAAACCAAGCCAGCATATTCACTACTCTAAATCAGAGTTAGACTACACTCTTGATGTGAACAAGGTATTTGATAACTTGTACGCACCTGAAGAAGAACCTCCCAAGAAGGGCAAAAATGGCAACAAGCGGAAGTAAAGATTTTCAACCAGACGTAGGCGAGTACATCGAAGAAGCTTTCGAGCGTTGTGGTCTGGAGCTTCGGACTGGATACGATTTGCAGAGCGCGAAACGCTCTCTCAATCTTATGCTTGCTGAATGGGCTAACAGAGGGTTGAATCAGTGGACGGTATCACAAAAAACCGTCGATCTGGTGAAGGACACAAAAGAGTATACGATTGA